ATCCTAGTAAGAAAATCTAGATGCGATCAATGTGCAAGACTGCAGCAAGCAAGGAATCCCAGAAGAAGACATAATCAATATGACTGGGAGTGGCAGCAAATGTCACGATTAGCAAGACAGATGCAACCATGGTGTACAAAATGTGGATCAACAAAAGACCTAACGGCGGATCATATACTTTCAATAGCAAATGGTGGATTAAATACTTTAGATAACATATCTGTTTTGTGTAGAAAATGCAATAGTTCTAAAGGTTAAATAATCTAAATAAACTAACATAAGGCAACCACCCTCACCCCCATCCCTGGCAGACCCTGGGTATGGGTCAAAAGTTGAGCGTGAATAATTCTTCCTTACCCTGGCTGCCCTGTTCTGTATAATATAGCAATATTATCAGATTTGGACATTTCGGACAAATTTGTCAACGATGTTGCAAAAAGGAATTCGTAGAAAAGGAAAAAATAAACTAATGGCTCAACCAACTGCGGGAAGACCTCCTAAGCCTAATGAACTAAAAAGGCTCATGGGTAATCCTGGAAATCATCCTTTGCCTGATTTAAATGTGATTACGCATTTGCCTATGGCTAAGGAAATACCAGCACCACCAGAAAATCTCAAAGACTCTGGATTAGATTTATGGAATCGTGCTTGGGGAATCGCTATAACTTGGCTTAGTCCAGTTAGTGATATTGAGTCAGTTAAGAATGCAGCAAACCTGGCTGATGCCAATGAAGCAGCAAGAGAGCGTTATATGATTTCTACAGAGCCTGCAGATGCTAAAGCATATGTGGCAATTAACAAAGCATTTACAGATGCTCTGACCTCACTGGCATTTGATCCAGTTTCTAGATCTCGTTTAGGTGTGGCAGAGGTACGAGCAGCAACTTCAATTGATAAATTATTGGAGAAAAGACAGAATCGTGCTAAGATTATATTTGAAGAAGAAGACATAAACCAAGGGGATGCAAGTGAAGCAAATAGCAATTAATGATATAGGCAGTTTAGAAGACTTTCTAAAGGCCATAGATGAATCCATGAAAGAGTATTTCGTTGGTGATATTGTCACAGGAACAGTAGTACAGATTGATCGTGAAGGAGTCCTTCTAGATATTGGCTGTAAAAATGAAGGCTATATCTCAAAGAAGGAACTATCTGCCAAGAGGTTATTTGATATTCATGATATCGTCTCAATAGGCCAAGTTCTACAGGCTACTGTAATAGGCCTAGATGACGAAGGCTATGTCCTTTCTACTAAAGAGGCAGAGGTTGAAATTCTATGGAACTCTATTGAGGCCATATGGAATTCAGAAGACAAATTGGTCTCTGGTGAAATTACTAGAATTGTCAAAGGTGGCATGATAGTAGATATTGGCCTAAGAGCATTTTTGCCAGCATCACAATTCCATGTTGATAAATCAGAGGACCTGGCTAATTATGTTGGCCAAATTGTAGATGCCAAGATCATTCAATTTGATAGAGCAAAGGGCAATATCGTCATCTCACGAAAAGCACTTGTTGAGTTTGATCAGAAGGAAGATAAGAAGATTCAATTTAGTAAATTGGCTATTGGCCAAGTACATACAGGCAAGGTTTCAGGTATTACTAACTTTGGAGTATTTGTTTCTCTTGGCTTAGTATCTGGTTTAATCCATCAATCTAAAATGGGTAAACTTACTCCTGAGCAATTTACGGTTAGTCAGCCAATTCAAGTAGAGATTATTGACATTGATTTTGACAAGGATAGGCTCTCGTTAGCATTTAAGGGATAAGCATGGAGAAAATACAATCATGGCCTCCAACATATCTCTCTCCAATTTCCGCACTTGAAAGAATTAATAGTCGTGGATATGATGTTATTGATTTTGCTGAGACATTATGCCGTATTACAGAAGATTCAATTGCTGGTAATGTTGGTGAGAAATTAGTCCTTCGTCCATGGCAGAAAGAACTGCTAATTAATTTATATGCAGAAGATGAGAATGGCCTTCTAAAACATCGCCGTGCTTTGATTGGGATTCCTCGTAAAGCAGGCAAGTCTGCACTACTAGCGACTCTGGTCCTAGAGCAGTTATTGCTTGGCGTAAACGGTGGACAGATTTATTCATGTGCTGCAGATAAAGACCAGGCTAAGATTATTTTTAAAACGGTAAAGAGAATGATTGAGTTAGAACCAGAACTATCTGCCGTACTAACTACATATAGAGATGTTATTTATAATCCAGGAACAGGTACAGTTTACAGAGCCCTATCGTCAGAAGCGTTCACGAAAGAAGGTCTGAACTCTACATTTGTGGCATTTGACGAGTTGCACTCACAGCCAAATAGAGAGTTGTATGACACTATGTCATTATCTATGGGTGCTCGTTTAGAGCCAATGCTTGTAGCAATTACCACTGCTGGAACGAAGTATGACTCATCAGGTAAAGAATCTCTGTGTTATCAGATGTATCAAAGAGGCGTTCAACTAGCAAAAGGTGAGGTTGAAGATCCTTCCTTCTTTTTCGCCTGGTATCAAGGAGATGAAAAACTCAACTATAAGGATGAAGACAATTGGCGTATTGCGAATCCATCTTATGGTGATATTCTCTCTGCAGAAGATATGAAATCTGCTTCTCTATTGACTCCAGAGGCTGAATTTAAAACTAAAAGACTTAATTTATGGACTGATTCTGCCCAGACTTGGATTCCAACTGATGCCTGGGATGCATTAACTCTTAAGAATAGAGAACAAATTCCTGGCGAAGATGTTATCTTAGGCTTTGACGGATCCTTTAATGGAGACTCAACAGCAATTGTTGTCTGGTATTTAGGTGGAGAAAAGCCTCATTTAGATATATTAGACATTTGGGAAAGACCAGATGATGCAGATCAGAACTGGTTTATACCCGTTGCTGAGGTAGAATCGTGTATAATAGAGGCATACAGAAATCCAAACTACAGCATTCGTGAAGTAGTATTTGATCCTGCACGATACTCTAGAACTTTTATGCTATTTGATGAGGAAGGTATGCCAGTAGTTTCTTATCCAAACTCTGCAGAACGAATGGTTCCAGCAACTGCTAAGTTTTATGAGGCAGTTATGAATAACTCATTTACTCACTCAGGCAACGAAGCATTAAATAGACATGTAGCAAACTCTATGACCAAGACTTCCTCAAGAGGACTTATGATTCAAAAAGCAAACAGCAAAAAGAAGATTGACGCTTGCGTAGCAGCAATCTTTTCTTATGATCGTGCAACAGTGCCAGTTCCAGTAAAGCCTGTAGCAAGATACTATTCACTATAAGGAGAAACATGAAAACAAAGAAGCCAAACATAGACTGGTCATTAACGACTGAAGTAGTTGGAGTTGCCCTAGCGTCATATGGCCTATTCTTAATTTTTCCTCCTGTTAGTTTCATCGCACTTGGCGGATTTTTAATCTGGGCTACGGAGAAGGAATAACATGACAGCAGGTATATACAATTTCACAATTGACCAGGGTGCTCAATACACTACTCAAATTATTTGGGCAGACAGTAGTGGCAATCCAATTAACCTAACTGGTTATACTGCTGCTATGCAATTAAGATTACAGGCTGCTTCTCCAAATCCTTCTGCTTTAAATTTAACCTCTTCTAATGGAGGAATTACAATTACACCACTTGCTGGAGAAATGGATATTCTTATGACTTCCGCACAAACAGGGGCTCTTGATCCAGGATTTTATGTTTATGATTTAGAAATCGCTCTTGGCTCAGTTGTTACAAGAATAATACAAGGACAGATCACAGTATCTGCACAGGTGACTCAATAATGGCTGCTAATAAAGTTATAGTAAATACAAGCACTAATCAAGTAACAGTTCTTGATGGACCAGAAGGTCAAACAGGCCCAACAGGTTCTACAGGAGCAACTGGTAGTACAGGTGCCACAGGCCCTACAGGAGCAACTGGTAGCACAGGATCAACTGGTGCTACTGGACCTACAGGTCCAACAGGAGTCACTGGAAACACTGGACCAACTGGTCCTACTGGAGTTACAGGAGACGCAGGAGTTACTGGCGACACTGGTCCTACAGGTGTAACTGGCGACACAGGTCCTACAGGACCAACTGGAGTCACTGGTGATGCAGGTGTGACTGGTGATACTGGACCAACAGGTCCAACAGGAGTCACTGGAGACACTGGTCCAACAGGACCAACTGGCGTTACAGGTTCAACTGGCCCTACAGGTGTAACAGGAGATACTGGTCCTACAGGACCCACAGGAGTAACAGGTGATACTGGACCTACAGGTCCAACAGGAGTCACTGGAGATACAGGAGCAACTGGCGTAACTGGAGACACAGGTCCCACAGGACCTACAGGTGTAACA